CACAGCGCCACCGCCGGCTACTCCGCTCACAGCGCCACCGCCGGCGACTCCGCTCACAGCGCCACCACCGGCTACTCCGCTCACAGCGCCACCGCCGGCGACTCCGCTCACAGCGCCACCACCGGCGACTACGCAGAATCTAGTGTGTCGGGCAAAAACGCAATTGCCGCATCTCTCGGGATCAAGGGTAAGGCTAAGGCAGCAAAAGGTGATTGGCTTGTGCTCGCGGAATATGACGAATGCGGAAAAATTATCGCCATGGGTGTCGCTCAGATTCGCGGGAAGCTCAAGGCCGACACCTTTTACTCGTTAATCGGTGGAAAGTTTACCGAGGTGAAGGCATGCCCGACAGCGCACTGACCAAACAGAACTCCGCGCCGCTCGCAGAGCTAGGGCCCATGCAACTCATGCAGCAAGCACTTGCAAGCGGCACATCGCCCGAAGTAATCCGCGAACTGGTCGCGCTTCAGCAGTCCGTCGAGCGCTTCAACTGGGAGCGCGAAGAGAGACAATCGAAGATCGACTTTGACAACGCGCTAAGCATTTGCCAGTCAAAGATCGCTACGTTGAAGCCAAACCAAGGGCGCAAGAGCAGGAAAACAGCAACAAAGGATGACATTTTTTGGCTGGACTACAAGGGACTCGACGAAGCTGTGCGACCGATCTACTTGGAGCAAGGATTTTCGATAAGCTTTTCCGAGGTACAGGATGGCAAAGACAACTACATCGGAATGAGGGCCATCGTTTCACGTAGTGGCGTTTCGCGGGAATACTTCAAGCGCCTCACTCTTACCGCCGCCTTTGACGGCATGCCAAAGGCGGACGCAGAGGCTTCGGCAGCATCCCGCGTAAAGCGCTATCTCATCCTGCAGGTTTTCAATGTGGCTATTTGCATCGACAAGGACGAAAAGAAGCCTTTCGAGAACGGCAAGCAGCCAGGGGAACTCGATGAGCGCGAACACCTGACCCACCTTGATAACATCCGCAACGCCGGAAACGGAGAGGAGCTGCGCAAGATGTACATGAAAGCGCAGACAGACGCAGACGCTACCGGCGACACCAAAAGCACGCTGGCTTTCTCTGAAGCCAAGAACAAGCGCTATCGCGAACTGCAATCGGAAGGACGGATCTAACGTGAGATTGAAACAGGAAGCACCCGCAGAAACTCCACTCTTTACCAGCGCATCGACCGAACTGGCAACCATTGCAACCCTGCAAACCATCGTGCCGGTGGAATTCTTTAAGGCCGGCGGATCGAACGACATTCTTACCAACTTGGAAAATGAGGTTCGCGCACAGGCCGCAAAGTTGGACATCAGCACCAAGGCTGGCCGCGATGCAATCGCCTCGCTCGCCTACAAGGTCGCGTGTTCGAAGAAGCCCCTGGAGAACCTGCGCAAGGGCCTTACCGAGGATATCCGTAAGCAGAAAGAGGCCATTGATGCTGAGGGGCGCAAGGCGGATGAGCGCCTTGAGGCGCTCAAGATCGAAGTACGCAAGCCTTTGACTGACTGGGAGAACGCAGAGAAAGAGCGGGTAGCCAACCACGAGGCGGCGCTCCACTTGATCGAAGACGAAGAACAGCGCGCCGGTATGGGATGGACAGTCGCGGAGCTTGAATCAAAGATCGCGCTTGTCAAGCAGCTTTTCAATTCGCGCATTTGGCAGGAATTTGAAGAGCGGGCTAGCAAGGCGAGGATTATGGCGGTCGCCGCACTTGAACAAGCCCTATTCCGCGCCCAGGAAGCCATCCGGGAGAAAGAGGAGCTTGAACGCCTGCGCGCCGAGGCCGCGGAGCGCGCCATCAAGGAGCGCGAGGAAGCCGCTGCCAAAGCTGCCCAGGAGGCCGCAGAGCGCCGCGCAGAGGAACAAGCCCGCATTGCCCGCGAAGCTGCGGAGCGTGAGCGCCAGCGGGTCGAGAATGAGCGCGCAGAGGCCGAGGCTCGGACCAAGCAAGCCGAAGCGGAGAAGATCGCTGCGGAATTACGCGCAGAAGCATTGCGCCTTGCAGAGGCAGAAGCCTATCAGGCGCAATTGGCAAAGGAACGCCGCGAAGCAGCGGAAGCAGAAGAGCGCGCGCAGCAGGCTATGCGGGATGCCGAGGCACGGCGCATTGCGGAGGCTGAGCGCACGGAACAGCTACTTGCCGAGATGGAATCACGCGCCGCCGCCGAGCGGACACGAATAGAGCAGGAGCGCATCGCTGAAGCAGAGGCAGCAGAGCGCCGCGAATACGAAGCGCAGCAGAAGGCGGAACGTGACCAGATCGCGGCGGTTGAAGCCGAGCGCCAGCGGGTAGCAGCGCAGAAGAAGGCGGAACTCGAAGAGGCTGAGAAACGTTCCGCTAATACGAAGCACCGGGCAAAGGTGAACATGGACGCTATTGATGCGCTCATGGCTCTGGGAGCACCCGACAGGCTGTTTGCCGACAAGGTTGTGACGGCTATCGCAAAGAACGAAATCCCGCACATCAGCATCCAGTACTGAGGAGTGACATGAAAATTCTACGCAACTTCGCACAAGGAACCGATGACTGGCACCAGGAACGCTGCGGCCGTGCTACCGCATCCAACGCAGGATCGATCCTCGACTTCACGCAGAAGGGAGTCGAGGGCAGCAAGCGCAAACTATACCGTCTGGAGATCGTCGCGCAGATCCTCAGCGGCATCGCGGTTCAGGATAAGTTCGTTTCCGCGCCAATGAAGGCGGGGACGTTCGCAGAGGGACCAGCGCGGGCAGCCTACGAGTTAGAAGAGGGTGTCATGGTCGAGCAGGTAGGCATCATCATCGGCGACGATGAGCGCACGGCGTACAGCCCCGATGGACTCGTTGGCTCAGATGGAGCGATTGAAATCAAGGGACCGACGACAACCACGCACCTGCAAACGCTGGACATGGGCGCGATACCGGAAGGCAACATGCCGCAGCTCTGGTTCGGATTCATGACGCACACCGGCCTTGCGTGGATCGACTTCATCTCGCGCGACGGCGGCATGAGCAATAACCCGGAGATGTTCGGACCGATCTTGCCCAGGCGCTACCAGCAGTTCACTATCCGCCTGCACCGCACCGAATGTGAGGCGCAGATTGCCAAGATGCGCGAGGCAACGGATAGGTTCCTTGCTGACGTTGACGCGACAATCGAGCGGTTGAAACTGCGTGCGCCGGAAGTTGCAGAGCCGGAACGCCCCGCGCAGGACTTCGGCGAGCTTGGACTGACGGACTCTGATCTTGCATTCTTGGACTAACAGAGAAAGGAACACATGAGCTTGAAAATGACCAATGCAGAGAGATTTACCGGGGTGGTAGAGAACTCAGTCCCGCACAAGGATATTTTCTGGGTGCGCACAGACGCAGGGGAGACGCTGTTCTCTCACAAGAACTACGCAAAGGCGCGCGCTGTTCCAGAGATAGGCGCGCGCGTCAAGGGGCTGATTGGGCGCGTGCCTCAAGAGGACAAGCAAGCACGCGCATTCAACGTTGAGGTGGTCGCATGAAAGAGCGCCCGATATTGTTCAATGGAGAGATGGTGCGCGCAATCCTCGAAGGCCGCAAGACGCAGACGCGGAGAATCTGCAAGCCACTGATCAATGCAACATCAGTAGCAGACGTTTATCACCGTCCTGATGGATTGTTTATCGGAACTCATCTGAAGGTTGGACTTGGATGCGGTATTACTGAACCATTTCCTTGTCCACTAGGCCATCCCGGCGACCGTCTTTGGGTGCGGGAGAATTTTCAGCCACTTCTTGCCGATGGAACTGATTGGGTCGATAGCGACTGGAAGACTGGAAAAGGCTATGCGATCAATTACACCGCAACATCTCCAGTCCAAGAGTTCTATGATTGCGCTAATGACGAGGCTTTCTGTGATCGCGTAAAGCCTTCAATTCACATGCCACGATGGGGCAGCCGCATCACGCTGGAGATCACCGACGTGCGCGTGCAGCGGATTCAAGATATCAGCGAAAGCGATGCGATAGACGAGGGATCTGGAGCAACGGGCACTCTCCATGAAGAGTGGGACGGTGATCCTGACCAATACCGCAAACGGTTTCGCGAACTCTGGGACTCTATAAATACCGAACCGGGGCCTTATAGGTTCTGCGCAAATCCTTGGGTCTGGGCTGTGAGCTTCAAGATGGTGCGCGCATGATCACTTTCACGGTTCCTATCGTTCCGCCCGATCTAAATCACTACGTTCGGCACACTCGCAACGGTCGCCACTATGTTACCAACGAGGCTCTTGGATTTAAAGCAATGCTGGCTATATATGTGCACGGAGAATTCGTCCAGGCGAAATCTTTTGCGGTGCGAATCCTTATCGTGCTCGGCAAGGGCCAGCGCGGTGACGTAGATGGATTTCAGAAACTCGTCCTCGATGGGCTTGCGGACGCGGGAGTATTTCGCGGACCAAAAGGGAATCGCCTTTCAGATGCATATGTTGATGAACTGCACTGCAAGCGAGACCGAAAAGAAAGACCCAATGAAGGGCGAACAGTCATCACCGTCAAGGAGCGCACGTGACGCGCTTTGTGGTCCTCTGTACGCTTCGGCGCGGAACCATCGAGCCGCCCGAGCTACTGGACGACGCGAACCAGTACCGCGCAAACCTGGCAGCGGAGACGCAAGAGCAGATCGAGCGCGATCCATCATATCAACCACAGCGCAGCACCAACCAGAAACGAGGATGAAAATGCACGCATCAGAACTTGACGCAGAGACATTTGAGGACGCAGCCGCACGAGTGGCCGCGATGGGAATCGGAGCACCAGAACGATCTCCGCGCAGCGACAAAGGCACCAAGCGCACACCGAAGGCGCAAACGGTCAGCATGGAAACGCTGGGCGCGATGAGCACCGATCAGACAGAGGAGCTTATCCGCCTGGTCGGCGCACGAGCTGAGACGCTGAAGAAGTGGGAAGAGGCACAGCGGGAAGCGCAGATGTGCGAGATTGATTTCAAGCTGAGCGCCAAGGCCCTGCAGGACTTCATCGAAGCGCTGGCGAAATAACTTGACGCTGTGCGCAGTTGCGGTGGGATAGCTAACCGATAACGCACTTCAACCAGCAGTGTCGAAGGAGAAAAATGAACATCGAAGATTTGACAATCAGGCAGGCAAAGCAACTCGCAGCGATATTTGGCAATAGTGCCACAAAACCAGTCCACCCAATGATCGGACGGAGATGCCTAATTCGCACTTATAGCGCAGGCGTGCATATAGGCGACGTGGTTTTCGTCAACGAGATGGAAGTGAAGCTCGAAAACGCTCTGCGACTATGGAAATGGGAGGGAGGCGGTCTATCTCTCTCTGTGGTTGCCTCGCAGGGAATCAAGGGGGGACGCTTGAATATCACGGGAGAAATCTACCTCACGAACGCCATTGAGTTCATCCCCACAACAGCAGAGGCGGAGGACACTTATGTCAGATTCATCGAAGACAAAAAGTAAGCATCACGGCTCCGGCTACGGCTCCGGCTACGGCTACGGCTCCGGCGACGGCGACGGCTCCGGCTACGGCTCCGGCTACGGCTACGGCTACGGCTCCGGCGACGGCGACGGCTCCGGCTACGGCTCCGGCTACGGCTCCGGCTACGGCTCCGGCTACGGCTCCGGCTACGGCTCCGGCTACGGCTACGGCTACGGCTCCGGCTACGGCTCCGGCGACGGCTCCGGCACTTGTTAGCTACTTGAAGCGCGTCTAGGCTTGATGTATACTTGAATGATCCGACGCGCCACGCAGAGGATCACACGATGCGGCCTGATCACCGCGTCCAGTTTCGGGGGAGCCTTCACTCCCCCGGAGCGCCCTTGAAGGAGGGATATGAACCAATGGTTCAGGATGTACGCGGAATTCGCCACCGACCCAAAAATTCGCACTATGAGCGATTCTCTACAGATCCGGCTTATTCGCCTGTTTTGCCTGCGTAGCTCCGGGCTCACCGAAAAACTATCAGCGGACGAGTTGAAATATGGACTCGGATGCAACGACAATGAAACGTTTCATGAAACAAAATCATCGTTTCAAGCGAAGGGTTTTATCGATGAAAATTGGGCTGTTTTGAACTGGAATAAGCGCCAATTTGTGTCGGACTCAAGCACGGAAAGGGTCAACAAATTCCGCGCAAAACAAGCGTTGAAACAGTCTGAAACGTTTCTGAAACGCGATGAAACGCAAAATGAAACGCACCAGAACAGAACAGAACAGAACAGAACAGAACAGAAAAAGACTATTGCGCGGAGCGTTCCGCCGGAAGAACTGGCGGGAACCCTTCCGCTACTCGGAGGGGATATGCACGAGATTTCCAAGCAGCAAGTGTCCGAATGGCAGCAGGCGTTTCCGGGCGTAGATGTGAAATCAGAGCTCAAGCGGATGAAAGTTTGGATGGACGCGAACCCTACGCGGAAGAAAACTCCGAAGGGGATCAATCGAGCTATCGTTTCCTGGCTTACAAGATCGCAAGATAGCGGCAGAACAATCACCATGGGAGGCACCAATGGAAAACAAACTGGAAAGATCGAAGCAAACCGAGAGATCCTCGCAAGGTGCATCGCGGGTCTCGGAAATCATGAAAGCACTGACGGAAGTGCATTGCTACCGGGGGGCACAAATGACCGATATGTACCTAAGCCTAGTTAGCGCTAGACTTGCGCAGGAAGACCCGGCGCGGGTGTTTCGTGCGCTGAAGGATCTAGGGGAGCGCCCGCGCAAAGATGGAGAATCTGCGCTGCTGGATCTTGGGACGATCCTTGGGGAGATGAACTCGAAACCGCGCATACTGAGTGCACCGGGAGGTGCGGAATGACGCCGGCTGCTTTTCTCAGCGCGTGCGGCGTTCCGAAAGTCTACCGGGATGGGACGAGGCCGGAATGAGGTATCTCTCCCTATTCAGCGGCCTTGAGGGTGCGACCCTTGCTTGGCATCATCTCGGATGGAAATGTGTTGCTACCGCCGAGATTGAACCGGCAGCGCGCGCGGTACTTGCTGATCACTATCCCGATGTTCCCAACCTCGGCGACATATCCAAAGTCACAGAGCAGCAGATTCACGACCTCGGGCACATCGACATAGTGGTGTTCGGCAGCCCATGCCAGGACGTATCAATCGCCGGAAAGCGCGAAGGAATGGAAGGATCACGCAGTGGACTTTTCTTTACAGCAATGCGAGTTGTTCGGTGGTCAGGAGCAAGATTCGGCCTCTGGGAAAACGTCCCCGGAGTCTTCAGTGACCACCAAGGGAGAGGCTTTGCTTCGGTGGCTGGAGAGATGGCAGGGATACACGTTGACGTACCGAAAAGTGGATGGAGAAACTCCGGCTTTCTCCTCGGGGCAGATGCCCTTGTCGAGTGGGCAGTTTTGGATGCGCAATTCTTCGGAGTTCCGCAGCGGCGCCGTCGCGTCTTCGCTCTCCGAGATTCTGGAGACTGGGCCAGTAGACCGCCGATACTTCTTGAGTCCGAAAGCCTGCAAGGGCATCCTGCGCCGCGCCGCGAAACGCGGAAAGACCTTGCCCCCACCCTTAGCGCGCGCACTCATGGCGGTGGCAGACTCGGAACCGACTTCGATCTTGACGGCGGCCTGATCTGCGACCTTGCGTTTGGCGGCAACAACACCTCCGGCCCAATCGATGTCTCCACCGCAGCCAATGCCTGCGCTACCGCCTCTGGGCGCATCGACTTCGAGACCGAAACATTCATCGTGCATTCGCTGTCCTCCGAGGGCTTCGACGCGAGCGAAGACGGTACGGGAAGAGGTACGCCGCTTGTATCGGTGGCGCAATCAAGAGAGACAGGGAAGGGTGACGCCGCTCCACTAACCATGCAAGGTATGCAAGTGCGCCGATTGACGCCGCGAGAGTGCGAAAGATTGCAGGGGGTACCTGACGGCTATACGCTGGTAGAGCGCAATGGTAAGCCGATGGCAGACGGGCCGCGCTACAAGATGCTCGGGAACGGCTTTGCTGTGCCGGTTGTGCGGTGGATAGGCGAGAGACTCGCAAAGGCGGTCAAGTGAAAGCGGACCTCCAGATAGACAACCTACCGGCGAACATCGACGCCGAAAAAACCATCCTGGGCGCAATCATGCTCGAAAACCAAGCCTTCTACGAGGCGCAGGAGTCCGGCATCGAGGCACAGGACTTCTTTCTCGACAGCCACCAGCGCACATGGTCCGCAATGTGCCGCCTGATGGACGCGCAAAAGCCGGTTGACCTTGTGACCCTTGCGCACGAACTGCGCAGCACGAAGGAGCTTGAGGCGGTCGGCGGCGTGTCTTTTATCGCGGCGCTCACCGAAGGGTTACCGCGCAGGCCAGTAATCGCCGAATACCTCCGCATTGTGCGCGACAAGTCTCTTGCCCGCCGCCTGATGCAGATTGCCGGGGCTGTGCAAGGCCGCGCTGCGGACGGTGGGATTCCGGCACAGGATTTAGCGGGGGAGATGTCAGACGCGGTCCTGGAGGCATCCTCGCGCGTTTCCAGCCATGGGAGGGAGATTGACACTATCGTGCTTGAGGACGCGATGCGGTTTGAGGCCCAGGCTAATGCGCCGTTTACCGGAGTGCTCGGGGCAAGCCTGTTCACGCCAGAGCTTTCGCGCATCACTGCCGGACTACAAGACAACGAACTTTGCTTGCTCTGCGCACGTCCAGGGCAAGGCAAGACTGAGGCGGCAATCCAGATCGCGGTGGAGAATGCGCGTAATGGGCTGCGCGTGCATTTTCAGTCAATGGAGATGAAAAGCTGGCAGCTTGTGCGCCGAATGCTGCGCTACATGGCGCGAATCCCGGTTTCGCACATGCGCGATCCTCGGTGCTTGCGGCCGGAAGAGCGCCAGGCAATCCGCAACGCCCGTGAGGAACTTCTAGACCTGCCAATTTTCATCGACGACACGCACGAGCTGACATGCAGCGATTATCGATCCCGCTCCGTGTTGGCCGCCAAGCGCTGGAAGGCTGATCTAATCCTGGTGGACTATGCGCAGCTTCTGATCGTGCCCACGGCGAAGGGAGACGCTATCAAGGCGGCTCCAAAGCAGGCGGAGACTCTACGGCACATCGCTCGCGACTACTGCCGCACGATTGCTCTGGCACAGTTGCGCCGCAGCCCGCCGAATGACCTGAACCTGTACCCGGATATTGAGATGATTTTCGGCGCCAGTCAGTTTGAGCAGGCTGCGCAGATGATCCTTTTGCTCCATCGTGAACGCAAAGAGAAGCGATACACCGGGGAGGACTTCTGCTTTATCGGCAAAATGCGCGAATTGCAAGGGATCGAGCCGATTGGAATCAAGGCGAATCCATGGGGCGGCTTTGTGGACCGCTACGAGGGCGGAAGTTCAAACACTTGGCATGACCGTGAGGACCAATGAAACTCAACAAGAAGTGCCTCAAAGAGATACGGAACATTCAGCAAGAAATTGCGTGGGCCGCATTCGCAAAGGCTATGTCCATCAAACCAGAATCTATCGAATGCGCAGATCGTGTGCTTGAGCGCCTGAAAGCTGAATGCGGAAAGCTTCGCACCGGTATGAAGCCCAGCGCAGGGAGGGAGGACTGATATGTTGATCGGGAGCGACTTTATCGTGGGTATTGCGCTGAAACCATGCGCTTGCTCTGAATGTGGAAAGCGTATCGCAAAGGGTGACCACATGCTTGAATCTGTGCGCTTTGGGAAGGTTCAGAAGCGCGTCTGCAGTGAGCACTGCCGCCTAAACTTCGATGATGCTTTTTGGCAGGATCGCGCTGACCGGCGCGAACGGGGTGAACTGTGATGTGCGTAGAAATGAAATTGATCCACATAGCCGAGGCTCATGCTAGGGATTGGCTTGCCAGCGCGCGAATAGGATGGGAATCATCAAAAGACTTGCAGGCGATCTATGCGCAGTGGGCGCTCGTTGCCCAACGTATGCAGGCGGTACACGCGGCGAACTGCGCAGAGTGCCAGAAAGAAGAGGTTCGCGGCGAGTTTATACCTGGTACAGGAATCGACGCCGCATTCGTTGCAGGCCGTCACCGCGCTGGAGACAGTATTGCAGAACTGGCAGATGAGTACGACTTGCCAGAATCGGCGATCATTGACGCGGTTCATAACCAGAACGTGGCGTAATCTATTCCTTGCCTGACTCGCGCATAGCTTCGCAGTGGCAGGGTACGCCAGCGCACAGAACGCACGGTAGGTGGTCGCCGATGAGCCGGGGCCACCTAACGGGCTGCGGAAGTGGAGCGGGGCGTTGCTTGCGGGTTGTGGTGCGGAAAATCATGCGTTGACTGGGCCGGGGGGCTTGCCAAACGGGTACGGCTTGTCTGCCGGCTTCGGCTTTGCGCTGGTCTTCTTTACGATCTTCTTGGGCATCTAGTTTTCTCCTTCTGCGGTTTGAGTATTCTTGTTCATAGAATACGCTGGATCAGATTGCCCAGTCGAATTCTTTTGCCTAATCTCCGACTTGTGCACGGTCTCCCATTCCTGCACGATCTGGTAAATGTCCGACGCGTAGTGAATAACTCGCGTGCCCACCCAGCTTGCAGGTGGCAGGCAGATCACCGTAAGTATGCTGGCAATGGCGATCCGGCTCGAGCGCCTTTCCTTCCTTCGTTCATCGGCGCGCGCATCACGCTCTTTGCGCTCCGCTTCTTGCTTCTTCTCTGCCGCTTCGCGCTCCTGGCGCACCGCGCGATATTCCGTGTAGAACTCGCGAGACTCGACCTGAAACGCGCGGAAATTAGAGACGCCCCGCAGGAGCTCTTTGATTTGCTCTGTGTGCGTTGCGAGTTGCTCTGCCATCTGTCCGGGCGTCATGCGCTTCCTTTCTTGTGCATCTTCCTAGTAGACTGGATATTCTCCACTAATAGTCAACCCATAGTTTGTCGCTGTAGTTGTAGGTACATTGAATGCTGATAGTGCACCTGTAGATTGCGATTCGGTAGCTATACTTATGAATGTATTTCCCGAGCTGATCTGACCAACAAAATAGTTTCCCGCTCCCGGAATCAGATTGCTTGACCACATCGACGTGGATTCATAGAATGATGCAGCCATTGCAAACGGTAAACCTGCAATCTCTAGTTGCCCCGTTCCCGTATATCCGCCTGATACGTTCCATACAATGCGTATTTCAAAGAAAACGCGATTTCCTATCCGTGTATATTTTCCGATGTTGCTCACGTAGGTCGGCGCGCCGGGAGTTGTCCCGCCTATAACTGTCGGTGTAAATATCCCCTCTGCGTAATAGTTCATACTTCCCTGATTCGCAGTCGAGATGTTAGGGAAGATTAGCGGAGTGGTCATGGAAGTATTAAAGCTAACATTTCCGCTCGTGACAAAACCGTTAGTTAATTCAGTGATATTGTTCGAACCGATAACAACAAGATAACTTGAAGCTGCCGCATCGTCCGTCAGAATCATTCCATATGCATTACCTTGCGTGGTGTTACCTGAAATGGTAGTGCTCCCGCTATTTGCTCCGACATAGAGAGCATATCCCCCGCCACCTTGAATCGTGTTTCCGACAATAGAGCTGTTCAACCCTCCGTAAAGATGGATTCCTGAAATATTTGACTGACCGCCACTTGAACCTTGAAGCCCAGAATTTATTACAGTATTCCCTGAAACTGAAGTCTCAGGCGCTAGTTCGATATTGATACCTCGCTCGTAAGTGTTGTAAACTACGTTACCTGTGATAGCTGTGCCAATAACCTGTCCACCACCTGAGCCGCCAAAATTTCCTTCTAGGTGAAGACCATCATACTCGCCAGTAGAGTAAACAGAGTTTCCGTTCATCTGGTTTCCTGTTACGCTTACCGTGCTAGCATTAAATGCGATACCTTGCGCAGTAGAAGCGATCATCGGATTATTACTAACAGAGTTATTGCTTCCATTTAGGAATGACACGCCTCCGTCAGAAAAACCGGAAATCCAATTACCATGAATCTGGCAGTTGTTGGTAAAGACAAAGTTTACTCCCCCGCCATTTATTAATGAAGGCGTTCCAGCGGTAAATGTTACATCGCCATACAATCTTAATCCTGCAACTTCTATCCCTACTATCGGTGACCCTACCGAGCCCATCGCTACCATAAGACTCGAACGAGTAGAATTAACTAAATGTATTGCAGAATTATAACCATCTCCGAATAGTTTAATATTAGAACAGCCGATAGTAAGATTGGAGCTTATTCTGTATGTTCCAGAAGGAAAATACAAGGTGCCACCCCCTGCAGAGCAAAGGGAGTTTATAGCGTTCTGAATAGCAACAGTATTCGAAGCAGCATTAGTATCTCCTGCTACTGCGTTGTAAGATAGAACATTCAAGGGAATGCTCGGTCCGCTGATACTGCCTGTTACGCTGAGGTTTCCGGTGATCGTTCCGCCAGGTCCAACGATGTTCGTAAATGCCGCAGACTGACTGTTCGCACCAGTGCCACCATTCGCGATAGGGCAGGGCGTAGATCCTCCGCAGCCGTTGACGGTGACCGAGCCAGCACCAAGCTGCACCGAGCCGCCGCTGCCGATCTGCACCTGCGCGGTCAAGGATGTTGCGGCGATCAAGAGTAAAGCAAATGCGCAAATTCGAAGTTTCATTTTTCACCCTCTACCATGCGGTAAGTTCAATATCGACACGCGGAAAGGCTGTACATACCCCAGCCGTATATCCAAACCCATAAAAATGACCGCCTGTTAGCGGAATAGCTCCAGGAGAAACTACCCAACTTCCGATACCTGGAGATGTATTGAAACCAGAGTTTGTAATTACAGTTGCAGAACTAAACGCAGTGGTGATGACAGTCCCTAAATCCACAAGAGCATATGCTGGAGGGGTTCCGCATGTATAAGTTCCCTGAACATTAATCTGGCCCAATACATTGCCCGAAGTGGTCGCGCGAACATAAAATAAAGATCCAATGTAAGTATTCAAAGACGGCATTGCCGATCCGCTTGGAGTATACCAAATCAAGTTAAGGGCGAGCGACGAGGTCGCTCTCTGCACAAATGCATCTGTGGCAAGCTGAGTTGTATTATCTGTAGCTGCCGCTGTGGGCGCTGTCGGAGTTCCGGTAAATGTAGGGCTTGCAGACAAAACGACGCTTCCGCTTCCAGTGCTGGTAGCCGCTACTGCCAGCGATGGAGTGCTGGTAGAGTTCGTGACGGTCGGCACCAACCATGTAGGCCACGAACCAGAAGGAGCGGCGAAGCTCGTCAAGCTCCCAGATGCACAGCCTATGCTTGCGCAGGCGCTGGCCGCCGTCGTGGTGTCAAAGTTCCACGAGGCCGCCATGGTGCTGAGCGGTCCAATGTGCACAGAGTAGGTCGGCGCAGAGTTGACCGTAACGGTGCCTGTGAATTTCGGGCTCACGCTGCTGATGGAAACCCACGACCCGGCGAGATTCACGCACGCGACATTGTTCGTGCCGCCGCCAGTCACGCAGTCGGTCGAATTCGCGCCATCGATCACCAGCACGGAATAGTGCGGATAGGACGCGGCGGCCGGCAGGTTGGCCACGGTGAACCTGGGAGGCTGTGAACCCTGCGCAAGCGCGAGAAGCGGCGCCAGGAGGGCGGCAAGTGTGATCCTACGAACCAAAGTAAACAAGATTATCTCCGATCTGCGGCGGTGTCACGCCAATCCAGATGATGTTTGCGCCTGTGATGTTGTAGTCCACGCCGTACCGCGCATACGACCCAGACACGAACAGTTGACCGTTCGCCGGGTGACTCGGCGCGAAGGATAGTCCAAAGGTGCGCAGGACTCCGTTGGGAGTGCCGGTCGGAATGACCGGAGCAGGCAGACCGCCGCTTGCTCCACCACCTGCCGACCCCGCAGAAATCGCTTGGTCGATGAGCACAACCGGATATGGCCCAAAGAGCGGATGCACGAAGACGATGGTGTAGAGCACGGTGTTGTCCAGGTAGGCCACGGAGTGCCCAAAACCATCCGTGATGAGTGGCTGCGCAATTACGTCTCCGGTCAGGTCGCTGTAGACCGCCGCCAGCGGGCTGGGAGGCACCGTGGTGGTCACGGCAGGCTGCGTGCAGTAAAAGACCTGCGCACCGGCCAGTGCTCGGCCTAGAGCGTCTGTCAGCCACCTATCGTCCCTTGCGATTGCCATGCTATCCGCCGATCTTTGCGATAATGGTCCCCGCCCCACTCAACGCGGACACGTTGAAGCGGTAGAGGTATTCGCGCTGAAGCGAGATTTGCGCGAGCGGTCCAACGGTCTGCACTCCCGCTGCTACGACGGCTACGCCAGCCTGCACGACGGTCCATTCATCGGAACTGTTGCGCATCGCGCCTTGCAAGTCAACCGTGCAACTGGTCGGGAGCGTCGGGAACTTCACGGACATTGGAATAGTGAACTGCGCATCACCTTCAGGCGATTGCACAAGGCAGGCCGTTGAAGGAGCGTTCAGGGCTAACGCCTCCGGCACCTCTGCAGGCTCGACAACCACCGTGCCGCCGTCTGCCGTCGCGCTCTGGTTGGTTCCAGTCAGCGCAAAGGTCAGCGTCATAACGTTGGTCGCAACAACATAGGAGACGGCAGTAATCGCGGCGCGGTTGACGTTGAAAGCGCCAGTCGAGTTTGCCGAGTTTGTGATCGACACCAAATCCCCAACGCGCGGGAGTGGACCGCCGATAAGCTTTCCGGTGACGGTGGCGACGTTGGTCGCTATGGCGTCGGTCGATAGTCCTAGCAGGGTGTTTCCGCGCTGCTGTGAGAACGCGCCGAAGAGATAAGCAGGTATTCCTTTTTGAAGCAATTGAGGCGGTTGAAAAGCTGAATTCACATACTGAGGCATAGCGTCTTCTCCTGTCGGGTGATACCTTCATATAGAGGGGTGTACCAGTGGAACAACATCAAGATTTTGCGATTGAACTTACGCGGGGTCAAATAGCATTCGTTGATGAGTATGACCTTAGCGCTCTTTCTGCTTGGAAGTGGTTTGCATGGAGGAGTAATAGCGGCGCGTTCTATGCGGCTCGGTCTATTGTGGTCAACGGAATAAGGCAGCGAGTTTACATGCACCGCCAAATCCTTGGACTGACGCCTGGAGACGGGAAGTATGGCGATCATAAAAACGGTGATACTTTGGATAATCGTCGCGGCAATCTTCGTACCGCAAACCCATCTCAAAGCGCAGAGAATCGTATCAGCTATGCAAACACGAGCGGATTTCGCGGTGTTTCGTGGTGCAAAAGCAAAAACAAATGGGAAGCTCAGCTTAAACAAAACCGCAAGAAGATCCACCATTCTCGCCATAAGTCCGCAATAGACGCGGCACGGGCTTACGATGCCGCCGCCAAAGAGGCGTTCGGGGAATTTGCGATTCTCAATTTTCCCTGATGCGGGCATCGTTATTGCTCCTTCTTTTTGCGGTTTGCTTGCAGCATTGCTCCGGTTGCGGCAGGTAAGGACATCGGAGCAACCTTTGGAATTGCCTTACTTCCGTGATATAGAGCAGCCCCTACGGTGGATTCAATTGGGGTGCTTGGGATACTAAGCATTTTCCCAATAGACATTCCCCCGTGCATGGTCCGGTCTAATGCGTCCTCTGCTTGCTTTAGGTCGCTATACCGCTGCGTTTCTGGCTTTAATCCTGGAACCGCATCCTCAAGATTTCCCCGTAATCCGCCGCGCATCGCCCTGCGCAATTCGTTCTCCCTCGACTTCTGGGTCAGGATTAAAGCGCGTATTTTTGTCTAGGTTCTGAATTGTTTTCCAGAGATCAGATGCAGTTGCATGTGGATGCGTTAGATTGGAAAGTCCTGAAGGCTGCTCGGATTCGGGAAATTCCATTGCGCGGCGTAGGACACCTGGAGCTTGGCCGCCCCCAAAAGTTCCGGGGCGCTCACCGATATTCTCGTTGAACTTCATTCCGTTAAATTTTTCTCCCCATGGCTGAAGGTCTTCAGGCATAGGGCCAGCCTCTCCCGGTACATCTCCAAGGTCAGCATGAGAAAGTGCTGGAGGGTTTGCTCCATAGCTAGGAAATTCACGCGGCATGGCCCGGTTACCTTCGATAATTATGGGCTTCGATAGGCGACCGGGAGTATAGGGAGTTTCCCCGAGCGGTATATCTTCAGTGGGAGGTGGAAGAGCCAAACGCCCCGGTCGCGCAATCTCTGCAGATGCCTCACTTGCGGTGAATGGAGTTCCAGCCTGTGGACCATAGATAGGATTTAAGGCTCCCGGAGCGCGATTCCCCATTGACCCTCGAAGATCCTCAATCGGTTCAGTTGATCTTCCTCCACCACCCGGGCCTTGAATAATTCCACGCGCCTCATCTAGAGGACTATCGATGGAATTGGCAATGTCGGCAAGTGGAGCGGTGCCCCCTGCGGAAACCTTATCCGAAATACGTTGCCCGACTCGCGGCAGTGCGTTCTCTACATTTACCGAGGCGCTGTGCTTGCTCCATGCGGGGAGCACTCCTTCGTCAAATGCGCCACGCGCCGCATTTGCGTCATACTTAAAAGCTTTTGGACCACGCGCCCCGAGGGCCATATTACCGAGGCTTAACCCGGCCCGCTCCAGAGTCGGAGCCGCTGCTTTGAGTGCCGATCCCGCAAGTGAACCTCCAGCGCCCATAGCAGCGCCGGCAAGCGGAGAGCCGCCCTGGAGCGCGTTGACGGCGCCACTACCCAGCGCTGAAGTGAATGCGTGCGCCAACGGCTCTGCAAACCGGCCGAGCTTGGGCGCGAACTCCGCCAACTTCAAAGCGCCAGTTTTCTCCGCGCCGCCAGGAATGAGAAACTCGGCGACCTGTTCGCCTCCGTGGCCAACTTTCTGCGCCATGTTTGTAGGCGTCGCCTGCTTGCGAATGTCCGAGGTCGCAGCGCCCATTGATTCGGGCACCTGGCCGAGAAGATTCGGAGGCACCCCAAGCATCTGAGAGCCTTTCTGCACTCCATAGGCGATTCCGCCAAGGACTGGCGATAGCGTGCTCATGGCACCTTTGCCAACGCCTTGAAGCACATCGCCAGCCATATTCATTCCGCGCTGAAGCATGGATGGCTGCGGGGCGGCGGTCATAGACGGCGCAGGAGTTGATTGCGCAATCGGCTGCGCCTTACTGAAATCAAGCGTGACACCACCGTCACCTTGGCTGATCGGCTGCGCTTTGCTGAAATCGAGTTTTACGGGAGTCGGCATTACTTCACAACTCCCAAATCGTTCTTGCCGTCCGTGTAGTGCATTTTCCCGTCACTGCCGGGAACCGTGTGCGTTGCGCCCTTCGGAACTCCTGCATTGCCACCGCTCTGCGCCGATCCTTGTCCGCCGCGCCCCTTGCCCTGCTGAACATAATCCCTAGCCTGCGAATCGATAGAGTGTAGATTGGCTATCAGGTTCGCTGGATCTTTCGCGCTACTTAAAGCATGTAGAAAGTCTTGACGTGCACTTTCGGAATTGGCGTGGAGTCGCATCCAGGCCGTTCCGATATTGTGAAGGGTTGTTTGCAGTCCGCTATATTCCGGTCCATAAGCTCCGAGTTTTCCGGTATACAGTTCGCTGAATCTTCCCGACATTGGCCCCAACTTATCGCCAAGTTGATTGATTTTCGCTTCAGCGTCAGCAATCGACGGCAAAACAGCCTCGGCGAATTGGCCTCGGCTGCGAGTTGCACCAGTAGGCGCTCCGGGCATTCTTAAACCAATCGCCTGCCCTTGATCATCCTGGGGTTGCGCTTCAGGGATTTTTCCGAGCACATCTTGAATCTGTGCGGCATTGCCCCCACCAGCACTAGCCATCATGTGCGAAATGATCGGAGACAGAACAGGAATCAGCGCCGGGTTATCGTTGGAAGCGTAGTTGAGCAATTGACCAGCAAGACGCATCGGACCATAGGCACCATAAGCTCCCTGCATAGCCTTGTCTTTGGGCTTGAAGTCAGTAAGTATGTTTCCTGCTAGGTCTGTGAACACTCCCTTGGATGGGTCATAGTTCGCAAACGTATCCTTTCCGCCGCTTGTTCCTACGACATGCTGAAAAGCTCTCTGCGCGGCCTGATGCATAGAGGCAATATCTTCGAGAGTCTGATTGTGTTGAGTGGCAATATCGGATTTGGTATCATTTGCGCCAGCCGCTTGTCCTGCTTTCGCCTGTTCAAGCGGCACTTTACCCTCTTCTAACTCTCGCGTTTCCGCATTCGCGTGACCCGTCTGCGCGCCCTGTAAAGCCTGCTGCGACTCCTCGCCTAGTTGCGTGTTGATCTGATTGGCCAGTCCCTGCTCTTCCCACTTGCGCCGCGTATCTCCCCCGGTCGCGTGGCTTAATGCGTGGGCAATCTTTCCGAAAACGCCGGGATGATTTGTCGGCGATCCCCACGGTTTCGAGTCTTTCTCGTAATCTCTCTCTAGCGCGTTTTGCTCATGTCCTTCGATCTGATGCTGAACGTTCGGATCGAGCGCGACGGTTGGCTCTGGAGCGGGAGGAAACACCTTTTCAAGACCTGCATGGAGATTTACGCCGGAATCAGGCATGCTGATCGGCTGAGCGTTCATCGCATCATCTTGCGCATTCTGTGGAGGCGCCCAGACGACGCGCCGTGTAGGTTGCGCCGGAAGCGCGGGAGGCTTGCTCTCGCCCATAGGAGCCCATACCGTAGGCGTGGGCTCAGGGCTGGGAGCCATCTGCGCTCGGAGGGACGCAAGGTCGGGATCGGGTTTTGCCCAAACTGAAGCGTTTGCCATTATTTCCCCTTGAATCCGCTAAATCCAGGAATTCCGAATCCGCCGGCCATTCCCGCTATTCCCGCCGCGTCACCAAGCAGGGCTCCTGCGTTTTGTAGCCATCCAGATTTTGAGGCGTTTACTCCCGCGTTGATGTCGTTGGCTTCCTGTCCCTGCGAGTTGAGCATTCCGCTGGTATCAGTGCCGTACATCCCCTGCAGGCCATTCGCGCCTTCTTGCCGCTGCGTCTGCTTAAGATTCTCGTTCTGCGCCTGGATGCCTTCGCTAGCTCCGGCCGCCGCCTTCATGCGCTGCCGACTTGCATCATCGAGAGCCGCTTGGAATCCGCCAGCATTGCGCGAGGCTCCGGCACGCTGGGCTGCCTCTCCATTGAATGCCGACATTGCGCCGCCAGCTCCACCGAGGGCCGCGCTAGTCTCCGCGGTAATGCCCGTCTGCCCCAAGCCTTCAGGGTGAAGCATCTCCTGCGTGAGGAATGGCGTCAGGTTCGCGCCGATACCTTGCGCCTCTCCACCGAGCGTTCCCGCCGTGGTGTTGGCCTGGTTGTACGCGCTATTTGCCTGCCCTACCGCTGATCGCATTCAAGCTCCTTCTGATACATAGGCCAGTCGCGGGTTTTCGACCACCCCATGCGTTCAAGCACTGGCGCGAAGGACTCAGCGATTTCAGGGGGAACAACGCAGATTACTTCAGACAGCCCCTTCTCGTAAGCCTCTCGCAGAACTTCAGGCTGCAATTCAAGGATTGCGCGGCCTTTTGATTCCGGGCTACCTTCGACAAGAAGGAATGTCTCGCATGTCAGGCGTAGAAACATCGCCGCGACCACGCGCCCATCGACCTCCCGCACCTTTTTGACCAGAAACAAAGGATCAGAGAGATCCCCTAAAGCATAGTCGAAACCCTGCGCTTTGTGCAATTCTTTTAGCGCAGGGCTGTCTTCGGGGAGGAAATCGCGAATCATACGCTCCAGTCAAGGAGCTGCATTGTTCTGACTTCAGGCTCAAGATCGGAAGGGATCTGAATAAGGTCTCCGATTTTCAAGTCTTTTGGAAGCGCATCGAATTTTACTATTTCGTATTTCCTGTCGATCATCTCTATGGTCGCTTTACCGATTAAGCCAAATCCTTCATTTGGAGATTCGTTTGCGCGCAGGAATTCTACCTTTATCCCAGGGGTAAAGAATTCAATGTTTGCGACTTTCACGTCCTTGCGCTTGCCGCGCAAAATCACGACATCGAGAATACTCATGCACTCTCCAGTTTCGCAATGGCCTCATCTACCGCTTGAGCTAATTCAGAAACGGGAAGCATAACTAGGCCTCGCTCATTGTTTATAAAAGAGGAAAACTCAAAAGTAGCTAGCTTTCCATCGTTACGCTCAAGGCCGATAATATGCGTGTTGAGGTAAAATCCGCCGTTTCCGAATTTAGGTACAACTATGCACCACTGTCCATCCCACTCTTTGAAGTGGATTCCGTCCGGCAACTTCACATTCGCAGCGAATGCTTCGAGTTCAATAAAAGCCTTCATGTCTCACCTCAAGAAAATCATACGCTGCGTTTTGATGTCTGCGCCAACCGAACTTGGCTTTTCCCAAGGCCGACGAGCGCCTGGCCGCCGTTGACCGCCGTCCCGCTGCCGGTGCCGGGCTGAATGTCCATCTGCGTCGTTCCGCCCATTGTCACCGCCACAGGTTCTGAGCCGCCGTAGTAAGTCGGCTTCGAGGGTTGCGATCCTGGGTACTGCGCCACCGTCGCCACGTAATAACTGTGCGCGGCCCCGCTGGCGTCCTTTGTCGGCAGGTTGATGTGCGGCGGGCAGCGGGACGCCCCGTGATCGATCACAATTGCGTTGGTGAACTGCGGATTGGTGGCAATGTGCGTGATGTAGCGCACGCCCTTTTGAACCGGAGCGGTGTGGTTCACCACAACCTGCATCAGTTCGCCGGACGTGCTCACCGAGATGGACTCCGGCGCGGCCGGCGCGCTCACCTGCGAAGTAGTTGAGACGGCGGCGTTCTGCGCAGTCTTCTGGATGGCCGGATTCACATAGTTGCGCATGTACATCCCCAGCTTGACCGCCAGCGTCTGCACGTCGCCTGCATTCTCGATCTGCGAAAGTAGGTCGTTACCCTTGATGCTCATACGCCGGTGCGCCCCCTCACCGCGTTCCATGGATCTTGCTTCGCTTCGAGCACCAGATTGCTCAGCGTGAATCCATGGCCATCATTCTCGCGGAACTCGATATAGGTGCGCGTTGCCGCAAAATTGAGATTCGTCTCCGCGTCGTTGTACGCAGGCTTTCCCGGAGTGATGCCGCCCGGAACCTTCCAAGAATTGTACCCAGGCGAAGGGTCACCTGGCCCGAGCAGGTGGTTCGGATAGAGTTGCACCTGGATAGTGCCGTAGCTGTCAAGCGTGGCAGTCATGTGACCCCAGCGCAAGCGGCCGCCGCCAGACCCAGGCGTCTGAGCGCGCTTGGATATCTCCACGAGGCCGGCAGTCGTATAGAGCGAGTCGATCACCGCTCCGTCGTCCGTCTCGTTCGTATCGTCCAGCGTGTAAATCTTCGAGTTTTCCAGTCCGTTGCAGATCTGAAACTCCTGATCGTTGATGCCAGCGCAGAAGTTCGCGTAGGGTGCTGGAATCTGCCATAGGGACCACTTCCGGCGCATGTCAATGGCGTTCAGTGTGCCAAACATGGTCGTGTGCATCTGTGGGCTGGACTTCAGTTCCTCTCCGCTATCTAGGCCCTGATAATTGCACATCAGGATTACGTTCGGCGAAGCCGGCGCGGCATTGACGGGAGCATTCGGCAGCCAGAAGTTCGGCGTAGGCATCGGAACTCCCACATAAAGCCGCCTGTGCGTGATGTCTACCTTGACCCAGATGGTCGCGCAGGCCTTCCAGTTGATCGCGTCCCACACTTGATAGATTTCCTGCATGATCTTGCCGGGCTGGCCGCCAACAAACAGGTACAGTCCTGAGCGCGCAGCTCCTACGAACCACTGCTCTCCAGAGTCGAACGCCAGCGGCCCGCAAGCGCCGCCAGACCGTTGCGCAACTTCCGGCTCATCCCATTGCGCGGGCTCCAAATTCGAGTCCTTCTGTAACGAGTAGAGCGAGCTGCCCGGCGTGGTTCCGCCCCATCCTTTCAGGCCGTAGAAAGCGTCATAGAGCACCATCGCGCCATTCACTGGCTGCTGGTTCTCGGACGAGAAGACCACTTGCCCAGTCACTGCGTCAACCTGCTCGGGAAGTCCAGCGTAAGATCCGTAGACTGTCGTTCCAAGTATGGGGATCGCGGTAGGGAAGGGTTCAACCCGGTCAATCTCGACATCGGCACCAGGCGCTATGTTCGTAGCCATCACGTTTATCATGAGATCCGTGGGCACGGTAGGAAGCTGATTCACTAGCAGCGTGCCGATGTAGGTCTGGTAATTTGATGTCATCTGCGAGAATGGCAGCGTGAAAGACCCATATGTAATGCCGTTAGCAGTCAGTGAAACGACCAGATTCCCGCTCGTGTTTCCCGATGGGATCGCCGCGGAGACGCGCACCGAGTAAGAAGTGTTGGCATTGATAATCGGCACATCGTATGCATCCTGGTAGGCAGTCTGCGAGATCATTCCAGCCACGGCCAGGTTTCCCACGATCAAGCTCGAATTCTTGATGTAGTAAGCATTGCCAAACTTGGCGCTGACAATCAGTGTCCCGTAGGCGTCCGTAGTGGTCCATCCGAGCGGGAGCAGTGCTCCGGCGGGAAGGTATCCGCCATCAAAGCTCAGATTATTGAAGTTCTGCACCTTGTTCTTACAGAGTCCGTAGAAGTTGCGCGAGGCATAGCTGGCAACCCATCCAGGATCACCAATTTCTATCTGATTGAACAAGTTATAGCCGTAAACGTCGCACGCTTTCCCGTTCAAAAGTACTGAATCGGTGAAAAATAGCGTTGCGGTCGTCGTTACGTTGTCATTGATGAGCAGCGATGTTGTCGTGTAAGTGATGCCATTTACGATGTACTGCACGGGCGTCGGAAGGGTGAAGAAGTTAGCTCCCGGGACACCGTTCTGCCCGGCTTCCGTGAGTAGGATCAAGCGCGCCACCACGTCAGGCGGTCCAATAGGAATCTGGTTTGCGATGAGGGCATTCGTGTTGCTCGGAACAGTGAACGTCACCGGGGGCGCTGGCGCAGTGTAATACCCATTGCGCGTGATGAAGATGACGGTCCCCTGGCGCGTTCCTGCGCCGATAAACTGCCCAGTTGGGCCAGCAAAGGTCAGAGATCCGCCAGTCGCGCTGCCATAGATTGGATTGGTAGCCGTACCAACGAGGGCCGCGCCAGGATCAAAAGTAAAGATAGAACCCGCCGTGATCGCCTGCCCGTCCTCGGTGACCGTCGTAGCGTCTGGCACAGATACGGCTACAGTGAAACTCCCAGCCGTTCCCCCGGTCGCCGTTGCGATAGTCGCATTGGTCAGGTTGAGCGCGCCGTTTGCATTCGTGGTGCCGGTGATAGTCACCAACTGCCCCACTGTGGGCGCGGCGGTGCCCCCTGCGGTCAGCGCGTAGGTATAGGTAGCAAACCCAGAAGTGACGGCAGTCTCTGTAATCGCCATCTGCGAAGAGTTGAGCGCCTGCGAGATCGACCAGACGTTGTTGTACCCGGTCTGCGATGTTCCGATGATCGTGACGCGATTTCCGACTACAAGGCCCGGCACAGGAACCGCCATGGTCATCGTCGCCAACGTCTGTTGGTAGTACCCAGTGGCATCATCCGGGCCGCCATACTGCTTATAGAGCTGGCTTGTCGCCTGATAGGTGAAGAACCATCGGAAGCCCTCGCCCCCAGGTGGAACCGCTCCGCCAACGCTCGTTACCAAATAGGTACCATTCACGAACGGCGCGGGCATATCACTCATGTAGACATAGACAGCGTTCCCGGAATTGAACGCAGCGACAAGCGCGGTGTCTTGATTGACCAGACTTCCACCGCCGCCGTGCTGCTCCCCGTAGAACACAGTGACCACGTTACCGGGCGCGGTGCTCTGGGGCCCCGCAGACCATTGCAGCGTCTGAAAGTGGCCAGGGTCTTCTGGGTCAGACATTTGCGGAGGCTGCGTGATGGTCGAAATCGCGTAAGAGTCCGCATTGGACTGCTGAGGCGTGAAAGTCGGTGGAGCGGCTGGCCCTACCTGCGTGATGCGGTCAATCCATTTTTTTGTATACTGCAGCGGCATATCCGATCCGCTCTTGCCATCGCAGAACGTCACATACTCCACGTCGGGGCCGTTGATGGCCGTAACCAGTGCATTTGTCGCCAGATCCTCGGTTACCAGATTCAGAACGCCGGGATTATTGGTCAGGTCCGCGTACCAGAAGTTGCCGCTGGCATCAATTGCGATATTCTGCACCGATCCATCCTGGGAGGTAAACGTGGTCACATACTGGAAATTGGCAGCAGCCGGGAGTAGGTAGGGCCGCAAAGTTGAGTATCCGACATGGATCACTGTTCCAGCCGCCGCCTTGACGGTGATGCGCATACCGAAAGCTGTGTTATTCAGATCCGCGTAGTTCCACGCACCTCCGAATAGGTCATTTATCCCGCCCAGCGTTAAAGTCGTTGGGCTGCCAACGTTCATCGCGATGGGCTCGATTGATCCACGTGGAATGCCGCCAGCCAACATCTGCACGCTTAGAGTGGCCGCTGCGGACGCATAGGCGATGATCGCCGGGACGAATCCACGCGGCGCAGAGGTTGCGGGAACAGAGAAGCCGAACTGAGTTATGTCCAGCGCATCAGTGCTTGCCGCAATCGACGCGCTGCCAGTATCCGGAACGGTTCCGGTATCAGTCGCAAACGGCGCAATGCTGGACACATCGAACTGCATTGCCGAGTTCGTTCCGTATGTGCCAGCGCCAGCCAGCGTCCGGCCGTTTACCCAGGTCGCGCCCGTCAGGCCTGAGAAGTCAAACCCATCACCCACGTAAGAGGAAACATCAGAGGAAAAGTAGACCACCAAGGTTTTCGTGGTCCCACTCACGAATCCCTGCGTGGCAATCACGGTGGCCGTGGGCGCGGTCATCGTGGCCGTCGCGTAGACGCCGGTATTGAGCAGCGCATTGCCAGGGTTGGCCCAGGCTGCGCCGCCGGCCGCCAGCGGGGTATCAACTGCCGCTCCACCCGGATCGGGGCCTAGTGAAACCCCTTCCGCGAACGTATAGCGGTTTGTGATCCCGGCGCGCGTCTTCCAGCCGCCAACCTCGTAATCGCCGTCATAGGTACGCGGCGAGGCGCCCTCGGGTACGGAATCCGGCTTGGCCAATGTGACCAAGCCTCCGTACCCCGAGAGCACAACAGGTGGAAGTGGTGAAGTTCCGTGCATTATTGCTGCCTTACGAACTTCGCCGTGTACTTGATGATGTCGCCCAAAACCGCAGCCGGATAAGCGCCAGCGGCAATATTTGCCATGGGAGAGCTGACCGCAGCGCCTCCAACCTGAACGAAGAGCTGCCCGGTCGTTTCGTTGTAGGCGTAGCTGTATCCGGAGTTGTTTGCGCTCCAGAAATCGACCGTGTAAGGCATCGCAGGGTTGTTCCCCGTCACCGTTCCGGTTCCTGTCGTTCCGGTGATCGCGGAGGCGATGGTAAAGGACGTTGCCGAGGCTGTTACGACTTCGTACCCCGCAGATCCCTGAGCACCTATCAGCGCCGTCAGAATGGTCCCGGTACCGTTTGCGCCAAACATCACATTCGCGCCCGCTTGGAACTTGTTCGCTGCGGTGATCGTAATTAAGCCGCCAGACGCAGAAGTTGCCGTGATCGCAGCGGAGATTGTCGGGCCAAAGAACGCATTCGGGATAAACAACTTCCCACTTACCGCCATGCCGACTTCACCGGTTCCGGTACCAGTTGCCGCGCTCAAGAAAGTGAAGTTTGTCGGCGTTGCGGTCAAAAGAGTGACGGTCACGCCATTGAGCAGAAGCCCAAGAACGGAGGTATTGCCCAGGAAAGTGACCTTCTGGCCGACGTAGAAGTTGTTGTTGGCGGTCGCGGTCACGGTTCCGGCCGATGCAGAGAACGTGGTCACAAGCGCAGAGCCATTGTTTAGGCCAAACTGCGTCCCGCCCGATCCGCGAAAGTTGGACTCGTTATAACCCAAACCGCTGAGCAGGTTCTGCCAGTTGATCGATTCTCCAACCGTGGTCGATACTGCGGAGCCGCAGAGAACCAGCGAGCCGTCGATGATTTCATCGCGCTGCGTGTTGTCTGACCCGTAAGGAAAGGGATTGACGAACAGTTGATTTGCCATTTTGAGAGCGCCTCCTCAGCGCTGCGTTGCGGTTATGGGCGCTCCTCGCGCCAGTGGAATAGAAAGCGGAATAAAATGCGCCCGCTTTTACAACCAACCCCAAGCGATACCAAAGTCTGCGGTGGCCTCTTCGCCGAACGCAGCCCGCGCATTCTCCTGCGCCTGCATCTGGCGTACGACTTCAAGCCTTAGTTTCGCCATCATGCGCGCTTCTTCCGCGATGCACATCTGGTAGCGCTCCGGCGCAAACCTCACCGCGTACTGGATGAGCATCTTGGAGACGATAGCGTTTTTCGAGTCGAGCAGCGGCACATAGGCCGTCGAGAAGTTCAGATTTACCGGGCTCAATGGTACCGGGTAGCTGATGCGTGCCCGCAAGCGCAGGTCAGTCGCCTGCATGGCGCCGCGCATCCAAATCATGCCCTCGCGCATCTCCCATTGGCCCATGCGAACACCCTGCAAGCCGCCAGGCAGGCCAAACGGGGCCGGTTGCATCGGCGTAAAATCCCAGCTCCCTCCCGATACGCGCTCCCACATGGCCAGCATCTTCGATACGCCGATGGGCAGCGTCCATTCAGGATGCCACTGAAAGCCGTCGAAGTAACCCTGGTAGCCGAGCGCCACCTGAACCGCAGGATCTTGCTGTGCCAGCGCCGGGATGCCGGTCAGGATGTAGTTGTCGAGGATCAGTTCAGGGTCGCCCACGTTGCGCAGGTCGGAGTATGTCTCTACAATCGCAGAATTCATGAGCGTCAGCAGGTCGGGATTCGAGTTTGACATAATGAGGCCAGCCTCATTTCCGGTCCCCGTTCCATTCCCTGTCGTCGAGTTGGCCGTATCATTTATTAAACTTCTGAATAGATCGGCAATCCCCTGCAGATTCGGATAGCGTACCTGTCCGCCCACTACTGATTGCATTGAACGCCTCCCGGAAAATTAGGACTGGAAAATGCTCCATGGAGCTCTCTAGCCGCCTTGTCGTATGATAAAGCAGCTTCAATCTCGGTCGCAAATGATCCTAAATAGATGGGTTTTCCGCAGAATATGACGGCAACCCATTTATTCCCATTTGGCCTGACTCCTTTATATTTTCGGAGTCCACGATTGGGGCGATTTCTTGCGTTTTCAGCAAAGGTTGCTTGGCGCAGATTTGACCGTCGATCATCTAAAGTGTTCCAGTTCTTATGGTCTATCCACTTAATTCCAAGAACGTAATTATGAAGGCTAACTGTTCGTTGTCGATCACCATTCCGCATATTGGTGGCCGCATAATAATTCCCGTTGCGGCAATGCGAAAACCAGTTAAACTCTCCAACACGCTCAGCATCTTCACGGTCGATAAGCGCATAAAGTCCCTGTGTCAGCGGCACATAGGCGATTGATGGGCCTATCGGAATCTCAATTGGGCGGGGTAGAATAGGACGTGGCATCGGTTCACCCTCCTTGGTGATTTGCGTCTGGCCGCTCCAACGGCACATGCGACGATGCCTATATTCTACCATTTATTGCCTTTCATCAGGGGAGGCTGCGAAGTCAATCGCGGAGACATGGCGCAATCTGTTCGCAGCCTTGCTCCCCTGAAGCCTGTTAAGCCCTGCGCCCCGGCCCGCGGTGTACCGGCGTTTCCGGCTCCTGCTCGGGTTCGGACTGCTCGCCCTCGTCCGTCAGTTCCGCATAGCGCTCCCGGTTGATCGCGCCAGCCTTGAGCGCGCGCGCCGGGTCGATGATGCACAAGATTCCTGCGCTGGACTGGTGGAACGCGATTCCCTGCTTGACCGGATCGCCGCAGTTCGGGCAGCTTGCCGTGACGATGCTCAGCGTGTGCCAGGGGGCCTGCATCCCGAGCGCGTCCATTGCAATGTGCGTGTCCGGATAGGATTGCAGGAACTCGTTCAGATCCTTGGTCGAGATGGCCGCCAGGCGTGTTGCCTCGCGGGTCAGATAGCGGTAATGCTTGTCTCTGCGCTGCTCGGCCGCGCGAATCTCTTCCTCGGGCGGTACTTCGTGCAGCGAAGGCCAGAAACCCTCCGCAATCAGGTTCTGCCCATTGCGGTTGGCGAAGAAATCCGGGTTCGCATCGCCAGAGAACGGGTTATAGGTCAGGTTCGCCGGATTCAGCAGGTCGATTGCTGCCCGCCATCCGTCATGCTCGTCAATGCGCGTTCCGCCGCGCTCCTGGTCGGGGCTGGCTTGGGGAATCGGGTCGCCAAAGGCTGCGCAACTCACGTACCGCTCTCCGGCCTCGCAGGCAACCAGTTTCAGCTTGGGAAACAGCGTGCGCGTCAGGAACGGCGTCGAGCGCTTGGCGACGGTGTGGATGTAGATCATGCGCCGGGGCTCGCGCATCATGTGCCCGGTGATGATGACGTTGAAGTTCTCGGGATTCGCGCCCTTCATTGCGCCCTGGGTGCGCTTATCCTCGAATCCGACTGTGGAAATTCCTGCTACTGATCCCATGTCTCGTTACTCCTTCGGTTTAATCTCGTATTTGACTACTGCGCTTTCCGGCAGTAAATGCGAAGCAAAAGCGGCGATTACAGACATCGCCTGTTCTTTGGTGAAATAAATCACGCCAGCATCTCCACAATCCAGACGGAGTCCGATAAACCCTGGACGATCTTCCATTGTCCAGATGTGGTCAGTTGCGAATTCCAGATCGATACCTTTCATGTCTCCTCTATTCCGTGAGGGCCATTCCAAGCCCCCACTGTGCCGCTGCCGCCATTGCCTGCCGCATTCCGCGCTCGATTACCTCGGCCCGGCGCTGCACCAGTTGCGAACCGCGCATCGTGCGGCTCAGTTTTACATCTTCGCGCAAGTTCTTGAGCAACCTCGTGTATTCGTCCTTGCGCATCTGCTCCTGTTGCCGAAGCGCTGCTATCTTAGCCGCATTTGAGAGCCGCCGCCACGCCATCAGCATGGGCAGCATCACGTCCAGCATGAAACCGCATGGCTCCATTCGGTATGTGCGCAGCTTCTGTGTCTGGACGACTTCCGTGCGGATACGCGGGCCATCCATGAAGTGCCGCTCTTTGGCCTGCTGCACGATCTCGCGGTGAATGAACTTCTGCAGACCGCGGTAGGCGCCATACTTCGGGAAGCCTCCGCATACCAAAAGCCCCGTTTCCTCGTCTCGGAAATCGCGCTGCCAGGCCTCGTAGCTTCCCCCGGCGACCTCGGCAGACTCCCAAACCAGCAATGTCCAGCAAGGTTCGCCGGGAATCAGCGGAGCGCGCTTGTAGCCGACATATCCGGTCTGCGCCCACTGGCCGCCGATAGTCGTCTGCTCATTCTCTGACCAGACAAGGCGGAAGACAGGTTCACAGTACTGATTCACGCCGCCAATGCGTGTCAGTTCAGATTGGAACCATGGAGGGCATTCGCGCATTACTGCACCGAGCCCACAACGTGCATTCCGTTGGCCTGCGCCTCTGCGGTTGTTTTGGCACGCGCCGCTTCAAACTCGGCAACGATGCGGTTGCGGTTCGCAATGTCGATACCTTTGAGGTCCGACACGCGCATCTGGAAGTATTTCGGCAGGTCGTTGCGGTTCTTGTGCGCTGGGTTCAGGAAAACCGGATCGCTCAGCGCGAACTCATCGAAGAACACCACGTCATCGACCACGACGGGCATGGGCAGCGTTACCGCGACCATCGGGACGCAATCGCCCACGGCTACAACGACGCCGCGGTCGCTGCGCTCTTTGATGTGCGAGTTGTCGAGGTCGATTTCGATTCCCTCGGGCTGCTCATAGAACTCAGCGATGGGAATCTCCCGCACGATGATGCGGTCAAGAAGCGGCTTGCGTGGAAATTGGTCGGTCATGTCTCATGTCTCGGTTGGCCGGATTACGCGCCGGCCACGCGGTTAGAGGTTAGGCGTCTGCGGGGACCGGCAAGCCCTGGAGGAAGAACTGCTGCTTCATCTCGGGGCAGAGCAGATTGAATCCGCGCTCATACGCGAACATCTGCGAGTCGTAATACGTGGAGCCAGTACCGTCATTGACGGGCACGGCAGCAATCGGGTTGCCCGGTGTCCACTCATGCAGACGGGTCGGGAACAACTCGCCGAAGGTGAACGCGGATGCCACAATCCGGTCCATGCGCGACGGCTCGGCAGTCGAGGACCACACGACCTCATCGCCAGCCCAGGTATCCTGCATGAACTTCTTGGCGGTGTCGACCACCTTGTCGCCGCCCTCATCGATGCGGGTGTAACCGGGGGTGTAGTAGTTTCCGCTGAGTGCCACGCCCTGCACGGGATTGGCGTACCAGAAGCACTTCTCGTTCTTGTCGTAGTCGTCGCCCATGGCGCGCATCCGAATGGACTGCACACGCTGCGCGGTCGAGTTGACGATGGTGCCGGACCCGCCAAAGTTGATGGTGGGCGAGCTGAAACGGCCAGGATACTGCGAAATGTCCACGCCGCCCTTGGTACCGACGTTGCCATTCTGAATCCAGTAATCCTTTCCGTAGACGCTGGAACCGGCCGCGCCGGTCGCGCCCTGAATGACAAGAATGTCGCCCAGTGCGGTGCCTGCGGGAAGCGCACCAGCGGAGAACACGGTCTGCGTGACGGGATCGACAAAGCTGATGGTGAACGATCCGCGATTCGTGCCGCCGATACCGCTCAGCACCTGCACAACCTGCTGGTCCACGAAACTGGCAGCCGTGTTCAGGCCGACAATGCTGGACTTCTGCGGGCCGGTGGCGCCGGTATTGTTGTTGATGGTCGCCGTGGTCGGGATCTGGTCGATGGTGCCAGAGCCGTCGCGGTTGAGTACCGCCTCGACGCCGTTGTCGAATGCCAGGAGCGACTTGTCCATCTCCTCGCGGGAGAACTTGACCAGGCCGCGCTCTTTGCCGTCCGTCGCCTGCTGAGCGAGGTTGGAAATCTCGCACACGTTGACGAAGCGCAAGGGGCTGGCGCACATGGAGACGAAGGTCGAGCCGGAGCCGCGAGACCACGCGGGGACGTAGGGGCTGGACGAACTGTCACCTCCGATGGGAGCCGAGGTGCCAAGGCCAAATTGCTGGATGGGTGCGCCACCCTGGACGCGGGTACCGGCCCAGAACGGAGCGCGCTGGACGCCGCCGCGGTTGGTGGAGAAACTGCACTGAATCTTTTTTCCGCCCTTTTCAAGGCGCGTCTGGAGTTTGTCGAAATGCGCTTGGAGGTCAGGAATCTCCTCAACAAACGATTCGAGTTCGATTGCTTCTACTGCAAGTTCTGTGGCTGCCATGGAGAATCCCTCAAAATGAAGTCAGGCGCTTTCGCCCTGCTATGTGTCTCATTCTGTGGATTCGTGGCGGCTGTTAAGCCTTAATTTATACCCGGCCATCCCGGTACGAATCTTGTGTTTTCCTGATCGGTTTCTAGCGGGCCTCGATCCCGCGACTTCCTCCGTAGAGGCCCTCTATCCCACTGAGGTATAGAAACCGATCAGTACTGACACCGATTAAACCGCTGATTCCTCAACTTGTCAAGAGCGGACCTGCACCCGCTTGCCGTCAGTCGTCCAGTACGTCTTCGCATGGATCATGTCTACAGTTGTGCGCTTGTAGTCGATGTTGGCTGGCTTCTGCGTCACGATCTGCACGCCCTTAGACGGCGGCGGCGCTCCGCGTCCTGCGGTGGATGCCGGTTCGGCTGTGCGTGGCCGACCGGTCAGGAACGGCTTGTAGCGCTCGTTGACCAGCGACTCCATCACCGTCCGCGCGTGCTTGTCGAAGTTGACCTTGGTGAAGTTGAGCACGGTCGATGGGTCAGGGTTGCGCATCCCGCGATACCGCTTGATCTGGCCGATGAACGCCGGATCTTTGGCCGCCGTCTGCGCGACACGCTTCGAGAATTCCAGCTTGAGTGCGTTTGCGGTCGGCGCGTCGAGGTTAAGCCGCTTGGCATAGGGCCGGAACAGCTCGGAAAACTTGGTGGACGCGTGCTGGTCGAGCTTGGGCGCGATGTTCGTGTTCCAGTGCGTCTCCTGCTCCCGCTTGTTGAACTGCGCTTCCCGATCAGAGATCGAGTCCTTGCCTGCGATGCGGCGCGTGGCTGTCTTGTCGCCTCCTTCGCCTGGCTTAGCCAGCTTTGCCGCATTCGCAGCCTGCGCGTTCAGCCACTTGCCCATGTTGCCGGCCAGCGCGATCACTTTCTGTTGCTGGTCAGCCGCCCACGCGGTTTTCTGCTCGGCGGTGAGCCATTGCGGAGGCGCTTGGTTCAGCACATCCACGAGCCCATTGAAGTTTGATACCAGTTCGCTGGACGCCAGCGCCTGGACGAAATGCGGGAGCACGGCGGCCGCGTAGGCCTCCGGGTCAGAGTCGCGTACTCGGTCGAGGATCGACGGGGCCAACTTCGCAAGGCCTTCATTGAAGTCTTCGCCCAGCGCTTCGAGAGCGCGCGGATCGCCTTGCGCAAGAAGCTCGTCAACCTCGGCCATCTCACGCACGCTGTCCTGCAATGCCGCGATAGCCTCCGCGCCATGCAGTTCGCCGCGTTCGGGGTCATTGTGAATGACCGAATCAAGCACAGCGTACTTTTCGCGCACACCGTTGAGGCCTTGCTTTTCAAGCTGGCGCAGTGCGAACATCTCGCCATGGTTGTCTTTGGCAAGGCGCGCAAACTTGGCTGCCTGGGGGTCGCCGGAGTCGCGCAGGCTTTTCAGCCATTGCGAGTACTCGCGGCTGGCCTTGGACGAGTATGGATCGTCCTGCTCTGTGCGCTGGCCCTCGTGGCCTTCGACGTTCTCCGCGCCGTCCTGTTGCTCAACTTGATTCCCTGCGTCAAATTCTACTTGCTCAACTTCCATTACACCTTCGTCTGCCATGTCTCCTCGTTTCCGTCGCTCAGTTGATCGGCTTTCCTACCCTTTGAATATTTCGTTGAACAATTTCCCTCTGCGCAGTTCCCCGGAAATTATGGCCTTGAACTCGTCAAATGTGATCATTAAAACGTCCATCTTCTGACGAGTTTCCGCATAATGTGCGTCCATTTGTGTAACTACTTTGGACACAACTTCACGCCGGATGAAATCCTCAATGATTCCTCCGAGCGCCCGACGGACGATCACAACTGCCCAATCATCCAATTTCCTTTTCAATTTGTTAAGCATGTCTCATGTCTCCTAATTCAGCGGTTTACCTACCACGCTTACCTTTTGCTTTACCGGCGTCCCATCCGCGTCAACGCCCTCTTTTTCGGTCGTGATTTCGTGCGTTGCATCCTGGGGTTGCAGCGCAAACGGTGGAATTTCCAGCCCCATCGACTCAAACATCTTCGTTTGCGCGTCCGGTGGGAACTTGCTCGGGTCGATACTCACGTTGCCCTTGAATTCTAGCTCCTTCGGAGGCTGCAACTGCTTGAGCATGTTCATGTGCTCCTGCCAGTGCAATTTCAAGTTCTGCCAGATCGCCTGCTGCTCCTCGTTGCCGTGCTTGAGCTTGCGCCCGGTCGGAGAGGTCAACATGCCAAGCGTGATCGCCGCGTGGATCATATGATTCTCGCTGTTGTCCTGCGCGATTGGCACGGTCGAGACTTGCGGCGGCATGGCCTGCATCTGCTGTTGTAGTTGCTGTGCTGCTTGCTGGAGCGCCTGCATGGCCTGCTGACCCTCTGGCGTCTGCGCCTCGGGGTGGGTCTGGCCTTCCGTAATCTGCTGCGCGATGGCGGCGAGTTGCTGCTGGAGCGGCTCCAACTGCTGATTCGGAACCGGGCCGGAGCGCATTAGAATCTCAAACTCGCCCTGCTGCGCTTCTACCTGGTCAGCGTTGGGGATGTTCAGCTCTTTTAGGCTCGGGAACTTGGCAAACACGCTCAGATTGCGCGGGTCCATCATAATCTGCTGGTAGAGCGCGACATTGCTGCTCTCCTTGAGCAGGTCAGTCATCTCTTCTTCTTGCTCGGCCAGCGTCTGCGGGATTTCGAGCGATTCCGGTTGCACAAGGACATTGCCCTGCAACTTGCTCAGTTCAATCTTTAGTTTCTTCTGCCCCGGCAGTGATGCGCTGAAGTCCGCAATGCGATTATCTGCGGCAGACTCAACCGCCTGCTGGGAGATGGCGCACACTGCCTCGCACAGCGCGCCCCAAGGCATCGACCATACCTGCATTGCCTGATCGCGCTTGAGTCGCGTGGTCTTGAAGACTCCCTGGTCCTCGGAACCATCGGCCTCTCCGAATGCGGCAGGCGATCCGCCGTCCATCGCCTCGGGTCCGCCCTGGATGAGCCACTGGATGAAGGTCAGCAGCGAATCATTCGGCACAGGCACATTCTCGACGCCGGTAATGTCGCTGATCTTCATGCCTTTATCCTCAAGTCCAGTGACCGCCGTCACCTTCGCGGGGTCATTCGATTGAGAATTCAGGAGTTGCGTGTCGATATACGGCTCAAGTGCGTAGCGACGAGGAACCGCAGAACGGAAATAGCGATCAGCGAGTGAAATGTTTGCATTGAGCACCTTTTGCAGCGGAAGGTAGTTCGTGAGTAGCGCTTCGCGGTTCTGCCCGTCGCCGGGTCCGGGATGCACGAACTTGACATGCTTCGACATGCGAGAATTGCGGCAGAATGCGAAGTTTCCGCCTGCGTGCCAGACTTCTAGCCCATCGGGGAAGGTTTCAAGGAACAATTCGCGGATTTCCTCGTCTTCGATGCCCTCGTACTCGCTGGGCTTGAAAAAGGTCACGCTCTCAGTGGAGTCGTTCTTATAGGCCTCACCGCTGGAGCTTGACGCCTGTACCGCAAGCCGCACGTTGATGCGCGCCAGCCGGTCGATCTGGTCCATGCCGCCCACATTGCCGCCGGCGGCGATCTTGTTGCGTACCCACGGATACTGCGATTTAAGCTTGTTGACGGAGACCTCGTGCTGATAGCGGCACCAGCCCATCTCTTCCTCTTCGTCGGCCATGAGCGGGACTTTCCACTCCAGCTTGCCGCCGACAAAGGTTACTTCGCGGCGGGCAGGCTTTCCGCTGCCAGGTTCCGAATCATGTGGCTCATCGTCTGCCGTTCCAATTCCCGAAGCATCTCGTCCGTCACCAGCCATTTCTGTTTCTGGCGTGACTCCATCTGGTTCCGATTCTCCATAAGTCTCCTGCTTTCTGTTTGGTAGTTCCGTGCCCCAGCGCGTCTGGTCGGCCACCGTGAACGTCAGGAAGCCCACGCGGTCATCCGTGCAGAAGTAGCCCGCTGCCTTCTTGACAACGCCTTTGAGGTTTGCCTGGTGCAGGAACACTTCGAGGAACTTTTCTGCCTCTTCGCTGGCGGCCTGATCAATCGGGTCTTCGTCATCCACCGCGGCGACGGTCGTACCCGGCACAACCCGGCTGAGCAGCGCGGTAATCTTCTTGTGTCGCGCTCCTAAGACGTTGCAGGAGAACAGCTTCATTGCATTTCCCGCCGCCATGACACTTTGTGCTCCATTGGCGCCCGATGAGCCGCCGAACATACCCCAGCCCTTCCAGCCGACGTTCAGGAACTGGTAATTGCGCCGGAACAGGCGCATCTCCCACGCCTGCAGAACTTCCCAGATGCGCGCGGCGGCGTCGGTGTGGTTGACGTTCTGCGTCATCTGCTCAATCGCGGAGATATACTCGCCCAGCTCGTCCGGGCCATAAATTTCCTCTTGGCCGTTCTCCTGCGCACCGCAGAACCATGGGGTGATTTTACCTGGAGTGTAGCCGGGGGGCGGCCAGGGCATCGGCGTCAGGCGCGGCGCAATGGGTTCTTGCTCGTCTTGCTCGATGTCGTCGGGGTTTAGCGTTGGGTCAGGCATTAGGCTTTCACTTCCGCAGGCAAAGGAGAGGTAAACCAGATCGTCTTTGCCTCCTTGTCGATGTGATCAACAGTGGCGATTGAACGCGGATGTAAATCGGCGTGAATAGCGGCAAGCTCTTCGCTTACCTCATACATATCACCTTTGGAGTCAACGAGGAAGTGCTGCGGATCTTCCGATTTGAAAAATATCCTGCTCATAGATCGTCCCTCATTGGGCCTTCGCTCAGGATCGGGCATCCGTTGGGGTATGTGCGGAAATAATCAGGATGGAATTTTCCTCCAGTTGCTGCCGACATATCCTGCGCGATGATTTCATCTAAAGCCATCACAGCTTTACTCATTTGATCGCGCATGAATTCTTCTTTGACGCATTCTGTCTTCCGCGCTTCCTGCTGTGCGTAGATGCGTTCCCAGCCATTGCGGAACTCGTCTGTGATCGGCTTTTGCTGCTCGAAGTCCATGCTACCTCTCAGTGTTTCATCGCGGAGAAACCCTTGGCCGACGCCTTGCGCCGACGTAACAGCGGCGAGTCGCCCGGCTTCGGCGTTTCCTGTGCGGCTGTCAGCTTCTGGTCGGGAGGAACATGAAGCATGGCGTGTAGCGCGCCCGGCTTCTCTTGAAAACTGCCCTTGCTGCCCAAATCGACGTGTTTGGTCTTCATGGTCGCCTCTGGCAATGACTTGAAGTTTGTCGCGGAATCCCACTCGGACACTTTGGCAGGTCCGCCCAGCGCCTTCTCTCCGGTTTGAGAGTGCGCCCAGCGGGCCTGCTTGAGTGAGCGAAAGGGCATGGCTAGCTCTTTGGTTCCAGCGCGGCACGCAGGAGGACAATCTCATCTTCGAGCGCCTTGACACGATCGGTGAGAGGGTCAATTTCCTGCTTGATTCCAGATGCGAGATCGACGGCTAGATCCTCGGCTTTCAAAAGCGGATTGGATTCCACAGTGGATAGCCGCGCGTCGAGGTCTCGCGCGGCGTCCTGGAGGTTGATTGCTGTGCCTTCTGCGTAGCTAACTACCACTTTCCACCGCCCTCTTCGCCGCCTTCGCTGGGTTCGTGCTCTTCCTCGGTGAAATACTTGTCGAGGTGATCCTTCAGGGATTCGAGGTTCTCGCTGTCATGGGCCGCGCCGGACTCGTGCGTGGTGGTGTGGTGGCCCTCCGGGTGGTGCTCGGTATGGACCGGCTTGTCGTTCACGTCCGGTTCATCGTCTTCGCCAGTGTGCATTTCGTCGGCGTCGGCGGGGATCGCAACGGGCGCTTTCGCCATCTTCTTCGGCGGAATGCCGCCTTTGCCAATCGGATAGTTAAACATGCTGCTCCTTTTCTGGATTGCGTTGAAGTTGTGTCAATGCAATAGCTTGCACCGTGTCCCAGTCGAGAATAGTCTCGGTGAATTCGCGCGGCTGGACGCCGATATGCTCGTTAATCATGCGCTGCTCGATGCGGGTCAGCGCGGTAAGGATCACATTATTGCGCTCTGCCTGCTTGGCTTCCATCGCCTTGAACATGGTCAGCGATGGAATGTCGGACACAAGTGCTGTCACGTCATCATGATAGCGCGATAGTTGGTCGCTTGCTTCGGAGATTCCAAGCCATGCGCGGATTCGATCACGAAAGGTCATTCGTCAAACCATCCTCGCGGTGCAATAAATTCCGCAATCACCCCGCGCGTATAGTTGATTCTCGAAGCTATAACTCGAATCCATCTGCTCTCTCTTTTGGCAAGTTCGGCGCGCTGATCAGCCAATTTTGCGCGTTCCTCCGCGTAGTCATCTTCGAGAGTGAGCGAACTGATACCTACGATATAAGCCATCACGTCAATCTTTGCGCGTTGCGCGCGGTTCGTCAAGAGGAATTATCTCGTTACACGACTTTGACGTTTTTCTTTAGTAAATCAACAGTGTTCTGAAATGCGCGCATGAGAACTTCAGGGTCGATGTTGAGCGGGTATACCTCTCCTGAACGCGCCATGCCTGCCATGACGCAATCGGAAATCATATCCAAGACGTCAATAAGGTTCACGTCGGTGGGAACGCCATCTGCTTCGAGTAAATGGTGTCGGTTCACCTTACGGTGATTGTCCCACCATGAATGCTCCTCGAAGCCGGTCAAGAAGTCGCGATGGAAGCCGTCAATATCGCTAATCTTGTCGTGGTCGTGAACTTCCGCCTGCGTGCAGAGCATAATGGCAAAATGCGCCATCGCTACCCCTACATCCTGAATGTGCTGGCGGCTACTTGCGAGCAATGTTTCCTTCGTCGTGTTGGCGAAGTCGCAAGTGCGCGTATCTGCGGTTGGGCTTTTCTTGATATGGATCATGTCTCACTCCCAGTAATTCATCGGTTTCTTGGCTTTCTCGCGCCGATCCGTTTCGCGAAGCATCTTGAAATGCCGCTCCATCGGGTCCAGCGTGTTGGCTAGGTCTTCGACCAGCGCCTCGTCGCGCGTCTTGTTCATTGGCGTGACACCAAACGTCATTGCAAGCATATCCCCTGTGTCGGGCGATGACAAGCCCCGTTTTTTCATGTCTTCCTTGCGCTCGAGCTGGATCTGGTTTTTGGCGCTGTGATAGTACTCCGGCCCCGTCAGGTCGGCCTCAAGCTCTGGATCGTCTGGAATCTGCGCAGTGACCAGCCAGTCGCGCAGCTTGCCCCAGACCTCGGCGCGCTTGTTGAAGTACATGAACTGGTCGCCAGGGGTTGCGCCGCCGTGAAACTCTTCGATGCGGAACCATTCGGGCAGAATGATCTCTGGCGTGCCGCCAGTCTTGCGCAGCGTATGAGGTAAGCCAGCCTCTTTCCACGCCTCGGGAAGGTAGGTTCGCACATAATCCACCACGCCTCCGCCGATGCCGTCACCGTCCACCACAACCGAGCGTGGACGCTCTTGAAGAATGCGCATGATGACCTGCCGGCCAACCTGGATCGTGTCCATGCCGCGAATCTTGTCAGTTGTCACAGCGCGCAGGCCCTGCCGGTAGCCAATTACCGTCTGATCGTCGCCGAACCGCGCCACGTCCACGCTGAGGATCTTGTATGCCCTGCCCTGGTCGCCCACGTTGCGCTTGCGGGCATCTGCCACCACGTCACCGGCGATGAACTGGCCGGACCCGGCCCGTGGGAACTCACCCTTGACGCGGATGCGGATACGGTCAGAGTCCTCGCCCCAGTCCTCTACTTCTTTGGCAATCTCGACCTTGTTCGTGCCGGGAACCGTGCGGGAATCGATCTGGCGCCGCACCCAGCGATGCTTGAAGCGTCCAAAGCACTCTCGGAATGCGCCAGTATTCTTGGTTGGATTGCCGAACGCCAGCCAGATGATCTCTGTATTCTCGTCGGTCAGTGCGCCGCTAGTGACTTCCCATATCTTGTCCGGAATCGCGCTGGCCTCATCGTAGATCACGACAATACGCTTGCCTTTGTTGTGCAGTCCTTGGAATGCTTCGGTGTTGTTTTCGCTCCACGTCTCGCGGTCAACACGCCACGAATCAGCATGTGCCTTATCTTTAACCTGGATTCGAGTCGCTGTGCGGTTCCACCAGTGCGCGTTAATGGACTTCTCTAGCCATTTGCCAACCTCGGGCCACGTCTTGGTTGCGAGCTGGTCCTCAGTGTTGGCTGTCATCATTACGCGACAATCGTCGCAGGTGGACATAGCCCAGTGCGTAATCATGGCGATCAGCGCCGTCTTGCCGATGCCGTGTCCGGACGTGACAGCGATGCGCAGTGGCTGGAATCTCTCTTGCCAGCCATGAATGCCGCAACCGCAGCCTTCTCCGCGCAGATGCTTTCCGATGACGCTCAGGATGTCGATTTGCCAATCGTGCGGGCCTTCATGTTCTTCTAGGAAGGTGCCCGGCGAGCCCCACGGCCAGACGTATCGCACATGGGCGAGAGGGTCTAGCGCGAACGAGCCTATATCCTCTCGCAGCGCCTGCTCTTCGGCTGGGCTATTTGCTCTTGCTGGCACGTTTGCGCGCCTCTGCGATAGCGTCGGCTAGACTCACGCCGCCGCTCAATTCCAGGTCCTGCTTGTCGCGCCACTTGTCCGGTTGGCGATTCTTTAGCCAGAAGATTTGCGCGGTAACATCGGGCGGAACGTGATCAGTATATGGGACTTCCGTAACGGTTCCATCTTTCCCGCAGAAGATCTTGACAGCATCATAACTGTAGCCGTTGGCGCGCTCATACAGGGAACGTTCGACGCGCGCATCTGCAATGGGCTTGTTCGCGACCATCGCCGATTGGAACTCAGGGAACTGCGAGGCCCAATGCCGAATCGTCCACGTGGATACGCCGAACTCTTTGGCGAGCTCGGCGTTGGTCGCACCGTTAGCGCACATCTGTTTCGTGCGCTCTGCGTACTCCGGTTTGTATTGAGTGGTTGCCATTAGAGCTTTGCGACAACTTTCTCAGCTTCGGCTTTTGCAGATGCGGCCAAGGACTGCGCCTCGGCGACTGCCTTGTTTTTGTAGATCGCGGTCAGGATAACGCCTGCCGCAAATGCAACGATTGCAACGATTACGTAAACCATGATGTCTCCCTATTCTGGCTTGGTTGGGGGGCAGGGCGCGTCCGGAGGCTGTACCTGTGCCTGCGCGTTGGGTGCCCGGTTGTTGATCGAGTCAGCGCCATACTTGAGTGCCGCAAGCGTACCGCAAAGCATTGTCGCGAATGTGCCGGCCGCTCCAATGAAGGTCACAATGTCGGTCACGCTGATAATCGCGTGGAGCTTGTAGAGTAGGCAAGAAACCCACGATACCACAGCAACCACGATGATCAACACGCAGACCTTGGTATTGCTCACCGTGCCGTCTTTGTCGCTCAGTTGCGAACGAAGGAATCCTGCTGCCCAGTTGCCGCTCATTTGGTCAGCCTCCCAACTCCATAGCCTACTCCAGCGCTGATGCCGATCTGTAGCGCATCGTGGCCGAGTCTATGCCAGAACGTGCCGCCCTTGGCCGTGGTGCGCCAGGTATCGCGCTCTTTAGTCATCGCCGTGAGCTGCGTATCTGTGCTGGTCTGGATGATCGCAGAACTGTCTGCGGTGAGCGTGCACGCATTGAGCTTGGCCTTGGATTCGTCGCAATCGAGTTTGTACGCCTGAAATGCGGGTATGTCGGCCTGCGGAACCACGAGCTGTTGCGATGCTGGCGCAGTGGCCGTGGCCGGAACCTGCTGGACTTGGACCTGCGCGGGGAGATTGGGCAGCGTATTGGCGACTGCGGCCGCCTGCTGGGGCGTGACCACGATGGTGCGCTGATTGGCGATTGCTGAGAGTTGAGCGCTAAGGGTGCTGGCAGTCTGCGCCTGATCGGCCTTGGCCTGGTCGATGGATTTCTGCGCCTCGGTGATTACCTGCTGCTGCGCAGACTGCATACTCTCAGCCTTGAGGCGCGTGTCATGCTCCTGAAGCAGCTCATAGCCGCCGAGCACCAGCGCAAGCGCCAGGATTGCGCCGGCCACAATCGCAAACGTTCGCGAGATCGTCATGCTGTCACCTGCAAAACCCTGTCAACGCTATCCCTGATCGCCAACCGCACGGCCCGCGACAAGATTACGCAGCCATGCGAGGCTGAACGGTCGCCTGCCGAGTTGTCGCCGTGGATCATGAAGCCAGAGCGACCGAACGTCTCCGTTCCGTCCTTAGGCGTCAGGTGCGCAACGATTGGCCCCTTTCCGCCTGGATCGTCAAAGAACCCATCAATATCGTACTCGCCGACTGGTATGGGTCCAACGTCGTGCACACCCTGCATTGCTGGATTGTTGAGCCCCGCGCCATATCCCGAGTATCCGCGCGCTATCAGTTCGTCTTCGGGATTAAACAGTTGGCCGGTAGATTGCTCGTATTTCCACATGCGAAAAGTCTAGCACAAGCGCCAGATTATGTACGATCGCACCATGTCGAGTCGACGAAAATGGTGTAATGGCCACTACATCTTGTGGTTCTATGCGCAAATCTCAAGATAAACCACCACATCTTGTATCTTGTGGTAGGTCTGCGTACAGCCACAACATGTTGGGGTATTGACACGGGTTGTATGCTGGATCGCAGAAGCAAAGCGACAAAGCGACCCAGTTGTGACAGACGACATCGCCGCCCATCACTCAGGTGATTCCAGCGGTACCTCAATTCCCCCTACTACATATCAGCACAATGCCAGGGCTGCGCCCCGGACCCCGCTTTGCGCTTCTCGCGCGCGCGTTTGGGATGCTGGGATGAGAGATGGGAGCAATCCGCACGCCCGCACCCCATATGCGCTTCTCCGCATAACTCAAATATCTACAGCGACATACATACGCACCGCGGCGCACATTGTGACGGCGCGCACAGTCCTGAAAATAATCGTAGATTCCTCTTTACACTTTCCGGGATGTGGCGCATGATGATTGTGTTGGTGATGAGCGTCCATCTTCGACGCAAACGAAAATCAGCAGAAAGGCCGGTGAGCGCATGTAACGCACAGTGTTGGCTCCTAGCCAAAATGAATAAATAAGCAACACGCCTTCAGTGGCCATGCGGGCCGGAGCGCAAAAAGGAACCTCCGGCAATCAACCACATAAGGAGCAGGAAAAATGACACAGACAACGGAAGTTGGCTTCGTCCGCGTAGGGGATGAGATCAGACACGGGGAACCTTATCCTGGACCATTTGTAACGGTCATCGAGCGCGAATCTTTCAAGCACGGAACTCGGATTTGGCTCCGTCTATCGGATGGATCAGAGCATACCTTCTGCGCTGGCAATCTACTATCGCACAGACGAAGCGAATAAATTGCAGGCGCTTGAATGGGAAGCGGAACTTGATGAACCCCAGACGGCAGACGCGGCCAGGCGGGCGCAGTTCAACGCACGAGTAACGCAGGAGGTATCATGGAAGCGCTAGCAATACTTGCAATTTTCCCGTTGATCGGAATTCTGTTCATCGGCGCAATGATCACCCGCGACACCTGGATTGGAGGCCGCGCATGGAAAGAGTAGGCGTACCACTATCGGTTCTGTGCGAGGCGGCCGAAGACGCGCAAGTCCGCGCAGAGATTGCCAAGCAGATCGTCGGCGAGTGGATGGACTGCCCAGAGCACGCAGACGCTGCGCACTCAGTCAATGTTTACTCTTTCGCAAACATCCTGCACGAGTCTTGGCCTCGGAGCTTATGGCGCTTTGTGCGCGGCATGAACTGGCCGATGATTGGTGCGTTGCTGTTTTGTTTGGTGGTCGAAGGCGCGGCAGTCTGGGCGATTTATCACGCGATTGTGGGGTAGTAAGTGGATCGAGAATCAATCTGGAGCGCCGCAGTAGCCTGCGCAGACGAGCACATGCGCAGCGCTGGGCGCAAGGGGTGGGACGATAGCGACTGGTGCGCAATGGTCGCAGAGTTTGACCGCCTATGCCCACCGCTGGAGCTACTGCCGACCGCGCAGATCCGCGCTGAGGTTAACCGGCGCACTGCGCACGATCACCCGAAGCCCAAGCGTAAGAAAGGCTGTGTTGGATGCGGCCTATTGCTCGGCGCACGAGAGAGGCGCACCGCTTGCCCTATGTGCGGTGCAAGAAATCCACGCAAGTAACAACGCTGCGGGCACGAGAGAGCCCAAGGAAAGGGATAAAATGAAGCTCTGGAGAGCATGGTATAGATATGCAGACTATGAGTGTCAGGCAACAGTCGTACTCACAGTTGGGGCAACTAAGGCTGAAGTCGATGAAAGCCTACTTCTGCACTACGAGTCTCTCAAACCGGAGGACCGTTATGTGTCGTTAGGATGCGGAGACGGTGACGACCTGCTGGAGATAGTCGCAGTAGGGGAGTTTGACAGCGGTGAAATATGGGACTGCTAGGCACCTTCGTGATACATAATGCGCAAAATAAACATGTGCGCACAGTGCGTAAATCATGCTACATTTGATCTGCCCTAGTTATCACGATAGAGCGCAACCAAAACAATCAACCGCAGCACCGGAGGCATTATGAACAGCTCCTTTTCTTCTTCGCCCGCATCAAACCCCAAACCACAACCGATGACGTTCGCAGACTCCCTGCGCGCATACGCCGACTGGTGCGAAGAGCATCCAGACCTTGTTTTGGACGCAGATATCAGCACGTACGGATCAAGCGCAGATCAGATTCACGATATCCTTTTCTGTGATTCTGCAGCATCCGTGGATATGCTAAATCCTGAAGACAAAATCTGCTACATCAAGCAGCGGTTCGGATCGCTTTCGATTTCGCACGTTGTTCGCAAAGAGAAAATCTGCAACTTGGCAATCGTAGACAACCAGGTGACGCAGGTTCTCAAGCCGGAATTCGCAGAGCTCGTGAAGGACGTGACTGCATGAGCCGGTATATCCCTCAAGACTATCGCGGTGATCACGATGGAGACGGTATCGAAAGGCGTAGACTTGCGGCTGTAGATCGCGCCTACTATCGCGCAATCAATCGTAGCCATGACGACGAGGACGAGGAAAACGAACGCGCACGGCAGCGCGAGATTGACGAGGACAAAGCATGAAGGGTTATAAGGGATTTGACAAGGATATGAAGTGCCGCTCGATGCAGTACGAGGTCGGCAAGACGTTCACACACAGCGGAACGGTTTCGCTATGCAACCAGGGGCTTCACTTCTGCGAGCATCCGCTCGATACGTGGAACTATTACAAGCCGAATGACGGCAGCCGCTACGCCAAAGTCGATTCCGATGGGGTATCGGACAAAACAGAAAAAGACAGCAAACGGGTCGCTTCATCTCTTACCGTCAAGGCCGAGGTGAAGATTCCGGCGCTCCTAAAGGCTGCGGTTGAGTTTGTTTTCAGCAAGGTAAAACCATCCGCCGGCGACTCCGCTCACAGCGCCACCGCCGGCGACTCCGCTCACAGCGCCACCACCGGCTACTCCGCTCACAGCGCCACCACCGGCTACTCCGCTCACAGCGCCACCGCCGGCGACTCCGCTCACAGCGCCACCGCCGGCGACTCCGCTCACAGCGCCACCACCGGCTACTCCGCTCACAGCGCCAC